AATGTTTATAGCCCTGTTTCGCCCGAGGCCGGGTTCCATGAAGTTAGAAGACATGATTCACGATGCAGAACACCCCCTCAGTGCAATCAAAGAGATGCTCTCTGAGGGCAACCTCCCAGATTTGCTATTGCACGGCCCACCCGGAACAGGCAAGACGACCACTGCCCACGCCATTGCCAGTCACGTAGGGGCTGAGATACACGAGTTCAACGCCTCTGATGAGCGTGGTATAGATTTCATACGCAACAGAGTCAAGGAAGTAGCCACACAAAGAGGCTACAGCGACCACACAATCATTCTGCTCGATGAGGCTGACGGCCTCACCAAGCAAGCACAGGACGCTCTCAGGCGCATAATAGAGACTGGCCATGCTCTATTCATACTGACAGCGAACGACTATGCGAACATCACAGGCGCATTGAAGTCACGCTGTCTGGCATTCAACTTCAGACCATACAACGCAGAGGAGGTACTGACTCTACTGCAGACAAGGTTCCCTAACCTTACCACAGAGCACTCAGCCATAGTGGCAGCCGCATGGAACGGCGACCTCAGGGAAATCAGCAGAGCCATGGAGAGAGCGACTAGTGTGGACAATCTAATTGCCATAGCAGGGAGCACCGCACAAACCTACGCAAACCCCTCACTATCTATCGTTGGAGGCGATTGGGAGAGTCTGAGAAAGGAACTGCTCATACTAACCGGAGTCTCTACCATTTCAATGTTAAATAGGTTGCACGATAAAGTGCGACAACTTGATATGGAGCCTGCTAGGTTCCATCACTATTCCCGCATCTGGGGAGATGCAGTGCTGGCCGCCCATCAATGGCCCCTCGGCTACGAGGGGTTTGTTGATTGGTTCGTGGGTAGTCTCGCTTCCTTGTGGGATAAGGAAGAGTGAAGAAAATGAGTGATAATGAATTACCGGAAGAAGTGAAAGAAAGATTGCGATGGTACGCTGAGCAACACAGCGTGTCAGAGGACGAGGCAGCAAAGCAGTACCTCGACTACATCGAGGAGCATCTCGGCATCGTCAACCCAAACGAAGAGGATGAGGACTTCCTCGTTGACGCAGCAGAGACGTTCGTCGTTGAGAGAAGAGTCATGCAGGCTCCCGGCGGTAGCACCGTCGAGTGGGTAGGCTGTTTCATAGCCATCGAGCCAAAGATACGCGACAAGAGAGCCAACATCCGAGAGCAGGCACTGTCAGAGGCCAGAAAAGACCTCACTAACGCCATCAATGGTGGGAGGATAGCACGTGCCTTCGTTGAGAATGGTGTGTGGATGCTTGAGAAGGCCAATGGCATAGTAGCCTCCACGCAAGAAAGGTTCGTAGAGGGTGAAGACCCATGGTTCCTAGTGAGGGACAGTGGGATGACTCTCTGTTTGCTGCAAAGCAACCCTGACTGGGCACGACATGGAGAGCCAATCGCACCGTCTCTGTTCAGCAGAACCTACAGGTTCTACGGGAACGAACCTCAGATGTACGCCGATGACATGCAGGCCATACGCATTGACGTAGGAGGAGCGACTGAAGAGGACGTTTCCAAGGCTGTCAGGATAGGGCAGGCGTGTAAGATACAATTACGCCCACAAGGCACTGTCACTGAGGGTTGGGAGGACTCCTATCGCGCTGCTAACAACTTCTTCGCCAACGTAGTCTACACAGACGATTTCGTGGAAGAGAGCGACAGGCAGTACCTCAAGGGAGAGATTCTCATGGGCGGCATGGATTCCTATGTCGCTGATTTGACTGAACTGATGGAGGTCTACCAGAACCAATCTGAGAAGGTATCTGGCTATGACACCCCCGTTGGTCCTCTCGTTTGCATCAAGGGAAAGGTAACTGACATCAACAGGACCGGATATGAGACTGAGTACGACCCATACGGCAAAGATTTCAGCATGAGAGTATCCTCCTTCCAATTACAGAGGGAGTTCGCCAATGACATGTGGAGGAAGGAAATCACTGTCAGAGTACATGGTTTCCTAGGTGACGAGTGTCACGCATTCGACTACGAGGGTCGTGAGGGGTGGAAGCCCTATGCAGTGAAGTCCACGGTCTACATCTTCGGTAGGCTCGGTGTGAGAGCCACTGATGACGGGCAGGTCCCTGCCATGAAGGCCATGGGCATTTACGTCCCTCCTCGGCTGGCAATCCCAGCCGGTGAGGGTGGCGACACGAGCCTAGACCAGTTCGGCGGTGGTGGGCAATGAGCGGTTTCAAAGCATTGAAAGAAAAGGAGAAGTCCTTGGGCGAAGGTGTCCAAGAGGCTCTTCATAACGTCGCTAAGACTCCAATGACCCCGGAAACGAAAAAGCCCATGCAGGAGAAACCAAAGGAAACTGAGTGGTTCGCTGAGGAAATAGCACCCATAACAGGTGAGTTCGGCGGAGTGGTGGGGGATGACGGAACCTGCAAAACAGCAGTTGTTTTCGACAGCATCCCTAAAGGCCAATGCTGCCTCGTAATAGACTTCGATGGTGGCGGCGCCAAACTCCGTGACGCCTTCTACCAAGACAGGCGCTCTGAGTTCAAGTGTCAGAACCCATGGGTGATGGAAGGGGAGGCCAGAACGGCCTACAACTACCCTGCTACTCATGACAAGGTCATGGCGATAGGCAGGAGAGCCCTAGAATGGGCTCAGGCCCAGAATAGCGCTGAGTACGAAGGAGAGCGCTTACACACTGTCCTAGTGACCGCTGTGGACCTCTGGGACTCAGTAGCGAGTGCTTGTATGTTCATCGAAGACCTAGGAACAGCCCCAGACGGCATAGGGGCGAAAATCAGCCCTCATGAGAAAGTAGGAATGAGGTTCAATTGGCAGATACGCAGCACTCGGTTCCATCAATTGACGTCTTTGTGCAGAGAATTGACCCGACATGGTGTCAATGTCTACTACGAGACCCATTGGAACTACGAACAGACAAAAGACGGCAGTATGACGGGCAACAGAAAGCCCAGATGGGAGAAGCAGACCGCTAACTACCTACATACCGTCTTGGAGATGCAATCCACATCCGTGCGAGATGACGAAGGTCGTCTGACAGGCGAAACACGCTATGAGGCCACTTTCACCAAATCTCGCAGTCGGCCAGACCTTCTGAATAAGACCAGATTGGTCATGACGACCTATGAGGACAAGAATCACAAATGGAACGGATTGCCCGAATTGAAGGGTGAGTGAGTGTCACGAAAACTCATCATACCTGAAAATAACTGTGAGCGCTGTGACGGCCTAGGAGTGCTAATGAAGATAGTTGACACTCTCCATGGGAAGGACTTCGACCCGGTGATGTGCGATTGCTTGCTAGAGAAGCAATATAGCGAAGACCGAAAAGTTCTTATACACGACGCATGCGAGGCCGCGCCAGAATTGGGACACTGCTCTAAAGGGGTGAGAGAATCACCCGAGTGAGTCTCGGCAAGGCTGGCCTCATCTCATTCTTGACAGGATTCGGACCGGGAGTGGGTGACCTACGTCTCAAGGCAGCACAGATGTCGCTGTCTGGGACGGTCGCTCTCCCCACACACATGCTGCACACGAGAATCAGTGCCACTGTGGATGACGCTGGTGACATAGTCATAGCCGACTTGGCTAAACTGCTGACGTTCGTCAAGACGCTACCACAGGACGCATTAGTGAGTCTGTGGCAGCCTAAGAACAGCACCTTGAGGGTCATATCAGGCAAGACTGAACTGACCCTGCCTACCACCGACTATGTAGCCTCACACAAGAACGTGACCAAGGCCATGGCGTTGGTGACAGATGCAGAGAACAGCAACTGGAAGTCATGGGCAGGCAAGGCACTCACGTGCTACGGGAGACTGCAAGTGGCTGACTTGACTCAACTGAAGTCAGTAGAGAAAGTGATTGGCAAGGACACCCCTGTCACGATGAAGTTCGACCCCAATGAAGAGCATCTCGAGTTCGCTGCAGGGGCACGTGGCAGTGCGTCGATGTCCATCTGCGTAGACGTGGAGGACTGTGACGGTCCCGAGGCCAAGTCCCACTACGGGTCTTGGCTGCCTCAAGTGCTGCACATGATACCTGCTGGTTCGGTAGAACTTTACACTGCCAATGACTTCGTGTGCATATTCCGTCACACCGAGAAGGACCACCTACTACTAGTGATGGATAAGAGAGGTGAATGAGATGATTGTGGATGACTACTACGAAAACGGCGAGACTCCCATTATCTACACACGATATCGTGATGCTGACGGGACTCTGATAGAGGACAGTGTCAGGCACTACAAGCCTTACTTCTGGATTCCTGCTAATGTAGGGGAGTTCCGCAAGCGCAGACTGCTAGTCAGATATCCGGGCACCGTCATCACCGATGAGACATCAGTGGGCTTGGACGGCACTCCACTCGTCAAGGTCGAGGCTGAGTCTCCCTTCGATATCATCAGTATGAGGAGGGAGTTCGACAAGACCTACGAGGCTGACATCAGATTCACAGACAGGTGGTTGATAGACAACGTCCCTGTCATGCCAGAGTGGAAGCCACGCAAGTGGTGGTTCGACATAGAGGCAGACCCCGAAGAGGGCTTCACTACCATCATCGCTGTGATAGATAGCGACTTAGACACACCAGTGGTATTCGCATGGGCAGACGAGCGAACCAATTGCTCTTACGATGACAGGCTTGCCTTGTACTATCGTGAAGTGCGTGACGTAACCTACGAACTAAGGTTGTATGGCTCAGAGTCTGAACTCCATGAGGGATTCGTAGAGTTCCTACAGGAACGTGACCCTGACATGCTGATAGCACACGCAGGTTCCTTCTTCGACATACCTCACTTGATAGAGAGGATACCCAACCCCCAGAGGCTCAGTCCAGTGGGGCAGATACGTAAGATGAAGAGAGGGAAGGACAGGTATGACCCCACCGACCAGCCCATAGTGGGTAGGTGGCAGTTCGATACGGCGGCACAGGCTGTCACTGGCACTGGCTTTGAGCGTGTCTGGAAGGACAGTGGTGGCGGACAACTGCCATCACTCAAACTAAACGACATCGCTGAGACTGTGGGCTTGGGCTCCAAACTAACTGAGGATATAGAGGGGATGGATGTCTACAATGGATGGTACGAGTATTGGGATGACTTCGTAGACTACTGTCTGCTTGACACTCATTTGCTACGAGGGATAGACGAGGCACGGAACGTGACTGACTTCTACGTAGAAATGGTCAGACTATGCGGAGTCTCCCTCCCATCAGCCTGTAATGTCACTAACTTCGCTCGAGGGCTACTGTCTCGAAGGACTGACAAGAAGGCACACACTCGATTCAAGGCGGGTGACATTGACAAACTCAAGGGGGCCGAGGTAGGCCTCAATTGTGTGACAGGCCTTCATGAGGGTGTAGGTGTCATAGACTACAAGGGACTGTATCCCTCGATAATTCTAGGCAGCAATCTGTCATACGAGACGAAGAGAGACGGGCCCGGTGAGAACATCATCCAGTTGGAGAATGGTTCGTACTGGGACCAGTCGGAGCAAGGACTGCTTCCCTCTGTGGTGCAGTATCTCTTCGAGTACCGTGACACATGCAAGCAACGCATGCGAGACGCCGAGACTCTAGAGGAGAGAGCGGCATGGAACACCACACAGATGGCAGTCAAGAGAGTGATGGCCAGCCTCTATGGTATGTGTGCTCACATCGGCTATGGGTGGGCTGATGGTGACATCGCACACACTATCACTCAAGAGGGCAGGCGTTGCATCCGCCTCCTAGATAGCGTGGCCACCACCTACGGATACGAGTGCCTCTACGGACACACGGACTCGGCATTCGTCAAGGTCCCCAACGTGGAAGAGGCACACAAACTCGCTGACAAGATAACAGTGGCAGTGCAGAGGGAAACAGGCAACAACATGCTCTTCGCTGAACTGGAGGCTTGGATGCCCTATTGGCTACTGACCAAGAAGAACAGGTACGTAGGCAAGATAGTCTGGCCAGAAGAGGAGGATGGCAAACTCAAGGTAGCAGGCTTCGGTATGAAGGCATCGAACACTGCACCCCTATCCAAGAAGATACAGAAGGGAGTGTTCGAGTTGATATGTGATGGCGCTAATGAGGATGCTGTTCAGGAGTTCGTGTACCCCATAGCCATGAGCGTCAGGAAGGGCGACGTTCAATTGGAGGATGTGTCAATGAAGACCAGATTGAGTATGGACTTGAAGGACTACAAGGTGCTCAGTGGTGCATCAAAAGCAGCGTCCTTCTATAATGACAAATTCGACGAGAAGTTTGGCAAAGGTGACTCGGTTCCATGGACTTACGTCAAAGAGGAGCCGGGCATCGCAGCCTATCGTGAACCAGAGGATTTGGAGGGTCTCACATTGGATTCAGATATGATTTTGAAGAAAATGCTAAAGACCAAGTTGGACAGTATCTATTCTACCCTTTCTTGGGACTTGGACGGAGCACTCGGTGCACCCACTCCCAAGGCTTACGGGTGGTGGTGAAAAAATGGAAGAAGGAAAGACAAAACAAATGAGGCAAACGACGCTGTGGGAGTTCCTCCCCGGCAATGGAAGACAGACCACCTTGGAGGAGTTCGGTGTCAGAAGAACAGCAAATACCCACTGACGCTGTGCTCTGGCGGGTGGCTCACCTACTTCGTGAAAAGAACGAGAAGTATGGCGATAGCGCTCTTGACCCAATGAGATTATTCTACAAAGGTGGAAACGACGCTGCTGACATGATTAGGATACGGATAGATGACAAGTTGTCTCGACTGGCACGTGGTAGTGAGGGTATCGAGACAGACCTCGACATCTATCATGACCTCATTGGTTACCTCGCGCTTCTCATAGTAGCACTAGAGGGCGGTGAGAAGTAATGGGTTTGACTCTGGTCTATGATGACCAATCATCCTATGCTTGGGCACCCAAGATGGGAGAAGAGGACATTATAATCAGAGTGAGTAAATCCACACTTACTGCTAGTAAGTGGTGCCCCAAGCAACTGTGGTTGTCAAAGACTCATGAGGTTCCGCAGTTGCAGCACGATTACCTAGTGATAGGTGACGATGTGCATCAGAGCATGGAAGCGTTCTATGACAACATAGATGCTGACAATATCCCACTGCTGAAAGAAGCGGCAGAAGAGGGCAAGGACCGATTGGTGATGGAGCAACTCAGGACATACCTCCCTAGCCGTGACGAGGTCATCGGCATGAGGAGAGATTCCTCAAAAGACGAGCCCTTCTATGAGTTGGAGTATGACCATAACATCACGTGGTTGCTTCGGAATGAGATACTCAGACTGTCTCTCACCGAGGCAAAACATTTCTTACCTGTAGCAAACGAGGTGAAACTCTCACCGAGAGCCACGTTCCATGTAGATGACAGGGAAGTGAAAGTGCAACTAGTGGGTATCATTGACCGAATCTTCAGTGAGGGTGAGAGCGGTCTGGCCCTGATGGAGTTGAAGACAGGGAAATGGCACCCAAGGAAACTGTCTGCCATGAGAATGGAAATGGCGTACTACAAGATGCTCATCGAACTGTCTACTGAAGACGAATTGAAAGAGGCAGGGCTCAATGACAAGATGGTCACTCATTGGGGCTGGCGATACAGCGCAGCAGACAGGCTTGACTACGAGCCAGTGAAGAGAGTGAGCGAGCGTGCTATGCAGACATCGTTGAACAAACTGCTACGCATGTACGTGGACCAAGAGTTCCCTGTCACTAAGGACGACTTCAAGTGTTCTTACTGTGACTACATGGACCTCTGTCCGAAGTTCAAGGTGGAAGCATAATGGACAGAGACTTCCGCATTGCAGTAGAAGAAATCAGGTGGTCGGCAAAGGACCAACTGCGGCAAGCGATGGTAGTCTCCTTGAGAAAGCAGTTCGGCAGTAACAATGTATTCATGCACTTCTCTGACGATATCCCCAGAGGGCTACTGGTAGACCCAGTGCCAATTGGGGATTCCTTGGACATCAGGATACCGAAGGACCTCAGTCCTACATCAGTCGAAGAACTGTACTTCGCGTGTGTGAGTGCTTGTCAAGAATTTAAGTTGGGTGAAAGAGAATGAACATCATAGAATTTGACTTCCCCCGAGAGGCTGGCCTGTTCAGGAAGGTAGTGCATACTCCGAAGGAGTTGGAAACCTACTGGTCCTCATTACGCAACAGTCAGTGTGCCTACACGAGCGTGTATGGGTTCAGGGCAGTGAAGCCCAGTGGAAAGAGGGGGGAGTACAACACTGCCATCGTCCGACACTTCGTGTTGGACTTCGACAGGAAAGCGAGAAAGGCAGGTCTGGTAATCGACGTGTCTGGTGACGAGGTTCTCAGTCAAGTAAGGAGAGCACATCAGATGCTCATGGACAAAGACGTGCATCACGCCGTATGGTTCAGCGGTAATGGCTTCCACATCTGGATTAAACTCTCCAAGACCCATCGCCCTTCCACAGGCAGCGAGGTCTCACTCATCAAAGCAGCAGGCAGGAAGGTCATCAACGGTTGGAAGGACGCCTTGGACTTGACCTGCATGGACCCCACGGTGCCCTTCGACATGGCCAGACTCATACGCATACCTAACTCCTACAACGCCAAGCAGCACGTTGGACGTTGGAGCATACCACTGAAGAGCGAAGAACTCCTCGAGTGGTCTTGGGATGACATCTGCGAACGAGCAGAGCGTCATCGACGAGGGCAGTACATGTACGGCATCAACGGGGTGGACTTACCCATCGAGCAAGTCAAGAACACACGCTTCACCTCATCCGGTCCAGCGCTGGAATTCGACACAGTAGAGATGAACGGCATCAAGATACTACCGTGTCTGGTAGAGGCTGCATGTCAAGTGGGGAGCAACCCCCCACACGATGCACGCAAGTCACTGGTGATTTACCTAGCGTCCAGACTCAGGAACTTCCTGCCGGTCGAGAGGACCACACCAGAGGCTCGCAATGAGCACGCTGAATTGATATCTCAATATCTTCACACGTTGCAGTGGGCAGATTACGATGAGGGAGTGACACGATACCACGTGTCCACCATAGTCAATGGGGGATACCACCAGCACTGTGCATCTCTGGAGTCCGGTGGTCTCTGTCTAGGCAGGTGCCAGTTGTGGGATGGGACGGGGTCACTATGAAGCCCCTGATAATCGACAGCAACGAGAGAGGGGCCTTGCCTGATTCGATAGTTCGCAAGGCCATGGAAAAGAAACCACCTGTGCCAACCAAGAGAGAGCATCTCATCGTAGGTGATTACCTGTGTGGACAATGGCACATAGAAGCGAAGACCATCAGCGACTTCCTAGAGTCCCTTCGGTCTGGGCACATCATGAGGCAATTGGATAACCTCGATGCGAACGTGCCGCAATTCGGCATCCTAGTGTGGGGCGATGTGGGTGCATACGTCAAGCAGGTGAAAGCACGTGGTGGCACCACCAATTACAGCGCAGCGGTCAAGCAAGTATCAGGGGGGCTGGCACGTATAGCAGCCGACTTTGGTTGTTTGACCTACCGAGCCCCTGACCTCATGGAAGCATCGTACTTCATGGTAGGCTTGCATCAAAAGACCTACAAGAGCGCGAGCAGGCATGGTGCTCAAGCGATTAAGAGAGTATCTAGCAACGATGTGAGGGTCGACATGCTCCGTACCATCCCCGGTGTGGGTGACGAGATGGTTGACAATATCATCTCGGAGTGCGGGAGTCTTGAAGAGGCAGCCTGCGGCGAGTGTCTCAAGGGAGTGAAGCGGATGGGTAAGGTGCTCAGGAATAGAGTCATCGAGGCTCTCACAAGCGAGGACCCAGTGCGAATCGAGCGCCGTTCTTCTTGAGATTCTTACGTTATTCTTTTCCGATAGCATAGATTTGTTTATAGACTGGTCAATGTACGAGGTGGTATGGCAAGAACTTGGGAAGATTATACCGCCGTACAGAAGTACCCCATACTGAGACATTACGTAGAGAGATACAGGAAGACATCGTTCTTCAATGAGACACCAGCAATCCTGTCCTTCTTCTTTCTACAAGGACAAGCAGTCGCTGACTACATACGAATACCAGTCTGGGCTAGTTACCTAGACCCTAGGTTCCACGTGTTCTGGATTCAACCCACTCGTTCTGGTAAGTCGATAGCATGGGAATTCATTGGTGAGATTGCTAGGCACGCAGGCATTGATGCTGACATCTTCACCTCTGGGACTGACGCTGGTCTGATTGGTTCGTTCAAAACTCACAAGGATGAGGATGGGAACTACTACACAGAAGAGGTGCCCGGCTTGCTGAATGGGAACAAACTACTCAACTTCGATGAGGGTAGCATCTTGCTACAGCCTAGCCCGAAGCAGTTCTTCCAAGAGGTCATACTCTATCTACAACAAGCCATGAACCCCATCGGTAGCCACAGCAACACACTCACCAAGCACATGAAGGACGGAAAGATTGAGACTGAGTCTCGTGTGTCCTTCTGGATTACCACTTTCCCTCCTGCAGGCGTGAAGGAGTACGTGCTGACAAAGGGATTGTTCCAGAGAGTGCTATTGTACTACGCTCCTTGGGACAATAACATGAGAATGCAGGTCTCCAAGCGCAGGATGAGCGGTGTATGGTCAGACCAGATGGACGAGGTGATGTCCACAGAGGACATCGCAGAGCATTTCGTTGACGTGCAGAGCCTCGTCATGGAGCATCTAGTGGCCTGCTCTGACATCAACATGAAGATGTGGCACGACCTAGACCCGAACGTCAAGGAAGAGCGTGCAGAGAGGGAGAGAATAGTCAGGGACGCTGCCCTTTCTATGTTCGAGAAGAGCAAGGACTTCGACCCAGCAGTGGAGTTGGCTGTCGATGAGTTCTATCATCTGGTGACTGGCATGGATGCCAAACTCAGTGATGTGGTGCTGTCCTTCATGCCGAACATCGAGAACTATCTCAATATCCTAGCCACGCATCTGCTCTTAGTAGAAATGAATGAGAAGCGGGCATCAGGAATGTATGACCCTGCAGTCAAGTGGGTGGTCACGGGTGACCACATCGACATGGCCATGGAGATACTCTACGACGTCTACGAGCGTCTCATCATATGGCTGGAGAGTGACTTGGAACTGGGTGCTACAAAGGCAGCCAAACTAGCGAAGACGGAAGCATGGAAGCAAGCCATGGCAGCGTGCGCTTCGGTCGACCTAGGTGACCACCGTGGTGACGGATGGTACTTGAAGAAGGACATCATCAAAGCCTACGGTCGTCTGGCTGACCGCAGTCAGCCTGTGGTCTACAAACACTACAACGATATAAGAGCCTCCTTTAAGGAAACGAAGATGGGCGGCGTGCCTTACATTAGATGGAGCGAAAAAGAATGACAAGTATAATGGCGTTAGATATCGAAACTGGAAACTACTCTTGGGAGATAGGAGGGTGGGCCAACACCCACCTCTTCGAGCCTACAGTAGTTTGCACATGGGATGGGAAAGAAGGACACGTCTTCTCCAAGGAAGACATTGATGTCAATGACAGCACATGCCACACTCTCAACGCCAAGACCCTAGGAGAACATCTGGAAAAGCACATTGACTCTGGCGGGAAGATAGTGGGGCACAACCTCATGGGGTTCGACCTACCCGTATTGAGAGACGCTCTCGATTGCTTCTATGCAGGTCACCTAATGAGGAATAATGAACTGGTAGTAGACACGTCTGCGCTTCTGCGCTCTGCCACCTCATACGCGCATCATCTCGATGATGTATGCAAACACACACTCGGTGTGGGTAAGACGCAGAAGTCAGAAGATGCCCCTAAAATGTGGAGAGAGGGCAAACACATAGAGGTTGCAGAGTACTGCCTGAAAGACTGCCAGTTGGTCTACGACATGTGGATGCACGGACAGCAGGAAGGCTTCGTCAAGAACAGGAACCCTGAGACCGGAGTGATAGATGACATAGAGGTGATATGGTGAACCTACTAGAAGACGCTCCTGCAGGTTTCTTTCAGACTTTCTACATCACCATGTGTGAGTACCTCAATGTCGACCCCGACGCACTATTCATCCAATTAATGGAGGAAGCAAACAATGAGTGAGCAAGAAAAGCAAAGCGGAAGAGAAGCACAAATGAGCAACATAAAGGCAGCCATGAACGTGGCTGAGACCGTAAGGTCTACCCTAGGTCCAGCAGGTATGGACAAGTTGCTGACGAACGGCAGCCACCACACTGTGACTAATGACGGTGTCACTGTCCTGAGAGAACTGGACATCGCACACCCCGGTGCACAGATGATGGTGGAAGCAAGCAAGACGCAAGAGGCAGTGTGCAAAGACGGCACTACCAGCGTCGTTGTGACAGCAGGCCAGATGCTGGCTCTCAGCCAAGGCCTATTGATGAGAGGCATACACCCACGTGTGCTCATCAGGTCCTTCCAAGAGGGTAAGAACCTAGCACTAGAGCACCTCGAATCTCAGGACATCGAGATTCTGGACGCAGCCAAGACCGCACTACGAGGTAAGGCTGCAGAGAGCGACTTGGATTACGCTGCTGAGTTGTGCTTGAAGGCGTGCGAGAAGGCCGCAGGCAATCTGGACCACATCACTGTCATCACACAAGCAGGTGGTGCACTGTCAGACTCCTACGTCCAAGACGGGCTTGTCATCAACAAGGAGTTCGCCAATGAGGTAGAGAACAAGTCAGTGGAAGGCAACATCAACATCCTACTACTCAACGGAGGACTAGAGGGGTACGACATCAAGGAAGTGCAGATGCAAGTCGAGAACATGCAGCAGTTGCACGAGTTGAAGCAACAGGAACTAAACATGCTGAGCGAGGTCGCTTCCATGGTGGCCGGTGCAGTAGGGCCAGACGGTGTTGTCTTCGTGAGGGACAGCGTGCATGAGGCAGTAGCACACTACCTCTCCCAGCACGGCATCCCGCTAGTCACACGTTTGCAGCAAAGCGATATGGAAGGCTTGTCCAGATTGTTGGACGTGCCCATCTACCACAGAGTGACTGATGTTGATGAGCCCATCATGGCAACAGACGCATCTGTCAAGCAAGAGAGGATAGGTGACTTGGATTTCATCACTGTATCAGGTAGTGGTGAGGCTACGTGCCTAGTAGTCAGAGGTGCCACCAGACAGACCATAGAGGAATACGAGAGAGCATTCGACGATGCCATTGGCGTCACCTGTCTGGCCATGAGTGACGGAGGCAAGGGTTTCCCCGGTGGCGGGGCCTCTTTCTCAGCAGCATCCATGACTGTGAGAGAGCATGCAGCCACAAGGCCCAACATGACAGCGAGAGAGAGGATGTGTCTCGAGGCATACGCAGACGCTCTGGAGATTATACCAGCAGCGATAGCGAACAACGCAGGCATGGACCCACTAGACGTGGTCATGGAACTTAGGTCGGCTGAGGACGGTGTCGGCCTGTACATAGACGATAGAGGGGTCGGTGAGATATGCAACACACTAGAGAAAGGAGTGGTGGAGCCAGAGTCTCTGGTGAAGCAAGTCATCAGCAGTGCGACTGAAGTAGCCACTGCCATCTTGAGGATAGACGACATCATGGCAATGAGGGAAGACAATGGAAACCTTGTTGGCTAATCTCTGCTTCGGTTGCTGGGCACTTGTGGGTCTAGTATTGTTCTATACTGCTCTCGATAGAGCAGTCTTCTCTTTATTAAATACTCGGACATTTATTAAGAGAGACAATAAAACCGAGGAAGAGTAATAAGTCTGGTTGTCTTGGGAAAGACAAGAGCGGGCGCGGCATCGTGAGGGAGGAACAAAGTCTTCATTTTCTTTGCTTCTGTGGTTCTACAGCACTCTTCTTCCCCTCCTCCCTCACAGCCCATATCAAAACAAACTAGGAGCGGAAGCGAGACCAAGCCCATAGGCCTTGGAAGATAGATAGCAACATCAGTCACCTTGAATGTGCGCTTTCATAGCCAACACATCCCGGTAACCTGCGACGAAGAGAATGGAAATTATGACACCGCCCAGCAAAGGCATGACAGCAGGCAGGGTATCATTGAAAGAGATGTCATAAGCCGCTACTTCTCTGGCTATTTCATTGGGTCTGATGTCCAACATATCAATACCCCATTTCAAACTTGGATGGACCCTTCATGTTCCTGACGCTCTGCACTGCAAAGCGAATCTTCTGAGTGCTATGGAGGTTCCAGAACTCTCCTTCCTTGAGGCCGAACTCCTTCTCGACTCGTTGGCACAATTCGTAACGAGAGCACTTCTGTAAGTCATCGTCTATCTTGAGACCCAAGACTGCCGACACCTCTTCGTCAGTGTATTTGACACGCCTGTCCAGCCACACGTAAGCATAGCCCATGACCATCATCAACTTACGTGCAGACCAGTGAAATAAGCCCATGTTCATCCCTCCGTCTGTGCCATCCAGTAGTCCCAATCCCAATCAGGATGGGCGGCTCTCAACTTGACTAGACTATCACTCCTATCTTTCTCAGAAGCCATGTCATGAACCGCCCGTACTGCATTGGTGTAGAAACTACACCGTTTCTATTTTACAGTTTCGGACTAGCGAGCCAGTATGTGTTGTTATCGTTACCCTCTGGAATGAGCGAGTTGTTGTCGGACATCATCAGCATCCCATCTTACACATTCCCTTATCGAGTTGCTTGCCACACTTCGGGCAAGCACGTTGGGCTTTCCTGACACCACACATACCACCCTTGCCGACATCGGCAGTCTTGGTTGGCTTCTTGGGATTCTTACCTCCCATTGGCTTCAATGCGATAACGATAGCGACTTTGCCTTTCTTATTCTTCTTCGCCATCAGCACCGCTCCATGGTAACCCCTTAAGAGTCGTCGGGTTTAATTTTTTCTCGAGACCAGCCCGGCACTTGTCTTCTAATGACTCAACATCAATAGTATCAGTTAGCCACGTCATGACTTGCTCTTCAGTCACGTTTGCATAGTCTATGAACCCACTAAGGTCTGTCATATCCAGAGGACTGCACCCGCTAACTCGGTGGCTGTGCCCGTCTTGGTTTGCGATGCACTCCCAATGTAAGAAGTAAATTACATCCTCCTTGTCTTCGTAACTTGCATGTCTATCCATTTCATACACTCTCCAACTTATCTCCATATTAGCCCCTCCTCGGCTTCTGCCACAGTGCTCCGCACTCAGGGCATTCCCATATCAGTATTCTGGTGCCTCTCTCGTTGATGTAGCGCCCCTCTATGCGCCTTGCCAGTATGGAAGCAGAGCAATCAGGGCACTCCTGACTGAGCCTCTGAATCAATTCACCCATGTCAATCCATCCATTCTGGCTTGGTAGGCATATTTAGCAATGCTTCCTCTGGGGTGCTGTGCTCATTCGGTAAGTCAAGCAATGCCTGCCTGTAAATTTGCAATTGTGCTTGCTGAGTGTTGTCTAACAATGAGTATGGTATAGCCAATTGGTACTTGTCCATATCTGATAGTGCTGTGTCTCTCATTCCTCTTAATTCATCCCAATCCATAATATCACCTACAAGTCAAATGCCACATACAGTATCCCTGAAACGTGAGTCACACTACCGCCGCTTGTCTGCCTCTTTATCAAAAGAATGTCATCTGCGGCGACAGTCAGTGGACTTGCTAGTTCAACTGTTGTGGTATAGTTAGTACCAGTTGGATTCGATAGTGAGGTTCTTGCGACATCGACATCTAAAGTTGTCTCCGAACCCCCGCTAAATTTCCTTATTCGCCATGTGTCTGTTCCTGAATTAGTGGTTATAGAACCAGCATAGTAGTGAAGAGAGAGAGCCATTACCTTACCTGCTCTCGGCATTGGATAACCGTTTGGATTGACAGTCCCATCACCGCCCGGAGGTACACGCAAATCAACAGTCCCGCTTCCCATGCTTGTCCTCTGGTAGTAATACTTCTGCATGGTATTGAAAGATGATTTACTATCGCTCTTTACATTACCAGCGACTGTAATACCATCGGCATCAGAGTGGATTCTGAATCTCTCTGTTGCCGCCCCGCTTGAGATGCTGCTTGTACCGGCATAGAATATCAAGTCGTTAGCATTCTCAATTCTCCAATCGTTGTAGTTGTCACCACTACCCCATGTATCATGCGTCCCTCGCATCAGTTCTATTCTTGGCGTAGGGCTTGAGTTAGTATCCGCATGAACCCTGATTGTCTTAAGCGGGTTATCATCTTGGAACATGATAGCCCCACCGGCTTTTATCCTCATCCTCTCGACAGCAGCAGTGTCATCGTTTTGGTCAATGGGTGATGTGAAGAATGTTAAAGTCCCACCCTTGTCACCTGAACCATGGGCTTCTGCGGCATAAGCCGCCATACCAGCAGATGCTTCAAGCACACTACTTGGGTCATTACCATCTACGGAATCAAAACCAATCCCACCAAGTAAATCACCACCAGCAGTTGATGTATCTGCTCTGACAATCATCATTCCGTTATCGGCATCAGCGCCAGTGTGATTGATTTGGAATCTATTCTCAGGTGTTACAGTGCCTATTCCTACCTTACCATCACCCTCTATACTCATACGGGTGTTGTTTCCGTTGGTCTTGAAAACAATGGGGTCTGTGTCTTCTGTTCTAATTTGAAGACCGTCATTTGAATGGTCGCCAATTACCTTATTGCCGCCATCAAAGGTGATACTTTTGTCATTTCCAGTCACAGTGATGGTACCGGCTACTTCTAATTCTGTCGAAGGAGTCGTAGTGCCTATTCCGACATTACCTTCGTTCGTTCCACCATTGTCTATGGCTAGTCTTGTAGTACCATCATTTGTTGCTACTGAAATAAAACTTGAACCTGCGGCTAAATACCCCTTACCAGCAGAATCACCGAATGCAATACCACTTGTGGTATTATTTGTTCCCACGACTGTCACATCTAGGTGAGCAGTTGGGCTTGTATTGTTTATTCCAACCTTACCAGATGCGTCAACGATTACCCTTGCTTCGGTATTCACCTCATCATAGATGGAAAACTTATCAGAGTTGTTTGCTAACTTACCAAGACTCCACTTGTTCGTTCCTCCCTCTGCGAAGAACACTACTGAATATCCATCATCGGGCGTGTCTATCTTTATCCCTGCGTTGGCATCTGTTGATTCAAATATCGCTAAGTCATTTGCGGCAGATTTAACGTGTAGTGGTGCATCATCGGCATCCAAAGCACCGATACCTACGTTGCCCCCTAGTGGGTTGAGAACTATTTGTCTAGCCCCATCGGTGTGTGTCCTCCCCTGAATGTATAGTGGGTAGGGGCTTGCGTTGTGCAGACCGAATGCAAACTCGGAGTTTTCGTTCGTGAATATCTGTCCAGCACTCGCACCGAATGTCAATGATGCCGCCGCAAGTGAACCTCTATCGACATGAAGTTTTGCACTAGGACTCGTAGTGCCTATTCCGAAATTACCTGACGTATCGAACCTAGCAGCCTCTCCACTACCCCAAGTTCCATTGTTCACACAGAACTTAATGCTCTTATTACCTGAACCGCTTTGTAGGTTCAATGCGTCACCATGATAGCCAACCGAGGCTCTTGCGTCAGCAAACGTCATTTGGGTAGGCACATTGCCTTCGCCCATCTTAGCGATAACACCAGTGGAATGTTCGACATGGAGTGGTGCGTCTGGTGCTGTAGTGCCTATACCTAGTTTGCCTGAGATGTAGTTTTTGTCTTCGTCATTGATGTACAGTCCCCATTTGGTCGTCACTTGGTCTGATTGACTGACAGCATAGTCTCCGTAGTAGAGGAATCCCTCATTGACTACTGCCGAGTCACCACTTGCGTCTGTGACGTTGTGGTCGAATACCGACTCAACCACCCTCGCCCAGTTTATCGTGATGTCACCGCCTGTTCGGGAACCACCGATGTCTACCTCTCCTGAGAGACCACGTAGGTTGTTGATGTTCGCTGCTCTGTTACCTGAGACGACTGTAAGCCCTCTAGTACCATGTGTATTACTTACTGTCCCGGTGTCTTGTATTGACACATAACCGTATGTACCATACATGGCAGATACGGTTGGTGCAGCATTGGTGCCATCGCTTGCCGATACCCCATAAACACCTGCCATCGCACTGATGTTTGTCATACCGGAGGTTCCGTTCCTCTGGTCCTCTGCATACCCATAGATAGCATAGACAGCGTCCGCGTCACCACTGGCACTGATTCTGGTATCAGACCAGACACCGTACAGCCTGTGCTCGTCGGATAGGTCGCCGCCCGTCGCGTTAGAAACAGCGTTCACGTACAAGCCGCCTTGCTCTCTGTCGCCGCCTGTTGCCGTGCTTCCAGTCGAGTCGTGGTCGATGAAGAGGCCGAAGTCGTTATCTACAGATGAGTCTGTAGCATTGTGGTCAATGGTCTGGTTACCCGTAAGGCCCAGTATAGTCCCATCAAAGGTGAGTGCGGACTCACCGTTCAGAGCATCAGCACTACTGAACGTGGCTATCCTATTGTTAGAGCCGTTAGCGACTGCCGAGACTGCTCCACCACCACCAGAAGCAGCAGCGAATGACAAGTTACCAGCACCGTCTGTTTGTAGGACGTGTCCGTTAGACCCGTCAGCAGGAGGTAATTTCCAGATTACATTCGCTGAATAAGCAGAATCATCAGGAGACTCGAAGCCAACGTAGTGATTGTTGTTCTCGTCATAGAATCTTGCTTCTGTTTGTGCCATCAGCCTCAAGTCACGGAAAGTCAAAACATGGTCAGACATTATTCTAAAGTTGTTAGAGCCATTTACATCGAAGTAAATTCCTGTTTGACCATCTATGTTCAATAGTCCTGTATCGTTTTGTATTAGACCCTCACTACCACTGTGGTTGATGAACATATCATTGTCTGCACCAAAGTATAGTTTCTGACTATCTATAGGTAAAGAGATATGACCTGTGTCAGAATTAATCTTCAACCTAGCAATGCTGTTATCAGTATATACCTCAGCAGCATTGTAACTACCCATTGGGTCAGAAGTACCTGAAGTTAATTCTAAGTTCCCACGCCCGTAAGCATCAGTGGCGACGAACCTAACACCAGCACCTACTCTACTGCCAGTCTCCCCTGATGAGTCCTCGTTGTTGTAGAACAGCAGGCTTCCAATCTTATCACCAGCAGCGTGTGCTGCATCTCTGCTGTTCAGAAGTATGGTTGGGTTATTGGTGGCGGTTACATCTAACAACGCTCTAGGAGTTGTACTACCTATTGCTACATCTACATTTTCAATAGCAAAGTTTCCGTCAGAGGGGAAACTGAGTGCTTGCGTGCCATCACTCGCATTCTTGATTTTGTATGCTCCTTGACTGATGTGAATGTCATTGTTTTGCACAAACAAATCTCCACCAGTCACTTGGAGTTTGTGAGAAGGAGATGTAGTGCCTATCCCGACTTTCCCTTGGAAGTAGACTTGAGCATCCTCTATCTTCACCCTCGTAGTGCCTTGCGTCTTGAGTTGTATAGGTGAAGCAGCGTTTGCAGTAATGATGTCCAAGTTTGTCCCTGATGTAATGAATCTGACATCGAAGTCATCTGAGAATGGGTTCTTCATGTCTATGAAAGCACCCGATGGGCCACCCATTTCTATGCTAGAGTAGCCGCTACTTCTCTCAAGATTCAACCGTTGAGCAGTGAAGTCACCAGCGTAATTGTTTGTGATGAAACCAGAGTCATTGTTGAATGCTGATAGTGGTATCTCCGAAATGAGTTTTCTCTTGTCTGCTCCGTTGTCTAGGATGATAAGTTCATCTTCTGAACTAACGACTGCTTGTGTCATGTCAGGAAGTTCGGACATGTCGAGAGTGAGTGTGACGCTACCACTGCCTCCACCACCAGATATCCCTACGCCTGCACTGACGTTGGTGATGTCACCAGTGGTGGTGCTGTACCCATAGGACTCAATCTTGTCCTGTATGGCTGCTGATGTCATCAGGCTGGTGTCGTTGTCAGCGAAGGACTCGCTGCTCGTCTGCAGGCTACCGGCTGCGAGTTCTGATACAGTGAGACCAGCGACGTTGAACGTGAGTGTCTCATCACTTTGCTGATTGAGGGTGAAGGCACCACCACCAGTCAAGCCTGTGCCTGCTGATAGGGTTATCTCATTGTTGTAGAGGTCATGGGTGGTGATGACATTCCCGTTCTGACGTAGGTCACCAGTCAGGTTGATGTCACCTGCCACGTCTAGTTTGTAGGAAGGCGTAGTATCGCCTATTCCGAGCCTCCCAGCAGAAGTGACTCTCATTGCCTCTGTTCCCGAAGCATCAGTATCAGCATTCAACGCCGCAGTATAGAATCTAATATCGGTTGCAGGTTCTCCTGTTCCCGTTCCACCACCCAAATACAATCTATTAGTGGTAGCATCTGCATAACCATAGATTAGGTTGTAATCGTTATTGGTGTAAGTCCTACCTAATATCCTTGAGTCCTTTACAGTATTATCAGAATCGGTGTTTGTTATCATTACGTTGCCAACAACGTGTAGTGGTGTCTGTGGGCTTGTAGTGCCTATTCCGACCTTGCCATTAGAAGCAATAGTTACTCTATCAGTTCCGGCAGTTTGGAATGTCTGAGTATTATTACCGAAGATTAGTCTGTTTTGTCCGGTTTGACCTGCGTGTGCCAAGGCGTAAGCAACCGCAAGGCTACCCTCCACGTGCAACTCTGCTTCTGGAGTTTCAGTGAGGATTCCGACCCTGCTGTTTTCTGTAATGGTCATCGCAGTAGCGAGCGTGGTAGAAGAACCAGAAGGTGTGGTCTGGAACTTCAAACCACCTGCTAAATTACCACCATCGTTGTAGGCAAGAACCCTAGCAGCACTGTATGTCCCTGTGTCGGTTCCGCTATTGTCGTTGTTGGAGAAGGTAATCTGCCCAATTGTATTCTCAGCATTTCTAGCACCATGAAGGAGAATGTTTGCTTGTTGGCCGCTAGTCGCTGTTGTCTGTACCGATAGAATGGGCGAGCCTGAACCTTGTGTAATTAGATTCGTGTTCGATGCACTACCATCGAATGTGAGATTCGCCTCTGCATTCATGGCGTCTGTACCAGTCGCAGTGACCAGTCTGTTGTTACTACCATTGGTCATGAAGTCAGAGACATCCACGCTCACCGTATCACCAGTGAGGTCAATGCCTGTACCTGCTGCGAGGTTCGTGTTGTCACTGATATCTATGCTTGACAGCAGAGCCATGCTGCCAAGGCCTAGGTTCGTGCGAGCGTTGGATTTCTGCGTACCAGTGAGTCCCTGTGACGCTGTGTCCACTCGGAGCCTGTTGCCCAGTGCAGTGGTCATTGTGGTGTGGAACGAGGCATCATCGTTGATAGCAGCAGCCAACTCGTTGAGCGTGTCGAGCGTACCCGGTGCTGAGGCTATCAAATTCGAGACTTCAGTATCCACGTAAGACTTGATGGATTGTTGGGTAGCCAAGTGACTGGCTGAGTTCGAGGCCATGTTATCTTCGTCTAAGACCGGCACTACCAAGTCCACAGTGTCATCAGATGTCTGGTATGTCGCAGTGATGAAAGTCTCAGTGTTGCCAGTGAACATAGCCCCGGCGAAGTCCTTGACTTGAGCCCCTGTCAATTGGGTATCAGGGTTGGTGATTGTCATGACGAATGGGTCGCCAGTGGTTCCAGCGCCAGACCAGTTGGTTCCTGCTGTCCCCGTGGCCGATACGAACTTGATGAACTTGCCTTGCGCTATGGTTTTCGCATCGTTATCGTCGTCTCTGATGGTGAATGTCGTGAGTTGATTGGTGTTGGTAGCGTTGAGAGTAGTGCCACTGAAAGCCAAGTTACTGCCTGCCGTGAGGAACTTCAAGACGCCAGCGCTGTCATCCCAGAACAGTATCCTGTCAGCGTTGGGGTCACTGAGATTCTCGAGACCTAGGTGGCTCAATGAGATGGTGCCAGAACTTGTGATGCTGCCCCCAGTTAGGCCCGTGCCCGTGGCTACGCTGGTGACCGTCCCTGTTGTGGTGCTGTACCCATAGGACAGTATCTTGTCCTCTATCGCAGCACTGGTCATCAGGCTGGTGTCGTTATTGGCAAAGGACTCCGAACTGGTCTGGTACGCATCAGCATGCAATGAGCCGAAGGGTATGTTTGCAATGGACAGAGTGTCACCTGTCAGGCTGAGGGGCGATGAGGCACTCAGGTTCGTGTTATCGCTGATGTCAACAGCGGACAGGGTGGAGAGTGTACCCAGACCCATGTTAGTCCTAGCGTTGGACTTCTGGGTGCTGGTCAAGCCTTGTGAGGCAGTATCTACACGCACTCGATTGGACAGGGCAGTGGTAATCGTGGTATGGAAGGACGCATCGTCATTGATTGCAGCAGCCAGTTCGTTCAGTGTGTCCAACGCACCGGGAGCACTGTCAATCACATTGGATACTTGTGTATCGACATAGGCCTTGATTGATTGCTGCGTAGCAAGATGGGTGGCTGAGTTAGAGGACAGGTCATCCTCGTCATGGACAGGTACGACGAGGTCCACGGTATCGTCAGACGTCTGGTAGGTAGCGGTGATGAAAGTCTCCGTGTTACCTGTGAACAACGCACCTGCTAGGTCCTTGACCTGTGCGTCAGTGCGCTGCTCTGCGACTACGAGGTCAATCGTCCCGTCACTGTCCTGATATGTCGCAGTGATGTCGGTTTCAGTATTGCCTGAGAACATACCTCCTACTACGTCTTGGACTTCCTCCGTGGTGAGTGTGGGTGAGTCAATGAACTCGAACGCAGTACCCCCAGAATTGACTCTGATATGCTGACCAGCAGAGCCTAGGGAGGATGGCGTGTCAGTCAGAGTGGTGAATGCCATGGTGCTGATGGCTGCTTGGTAGTCACACCTGAGCCATGTGCTGCCCTCGAAGATGAAGGTGGCTCTCTGGTCAGGTAGCAGTGTGGTATTGAGGCCTGTCGAGTCGAATACGATGTTGCCGCCGTTAGCGGCTGCGCTGTTGCACACCTCTATCACATGGCCTTCTGGGAAGAGGTAGGTAGAGCCACTCTTCTCTGGGTTGAGCGTGATAGTGGCGCCGTTTGCTGGGGCGAAGATGAACCACTTGTCCCCATGAGAGGATATGGTGTAAGATGCTGTGCTGAGGGCGCCTGTTGGTGCAGCCACTCCCTCTGTGAAGAGCCTCTTGGTGATGACCCCCGTCTCGTTGTTGTTCTGCCCAGCGAAGAAGAGGTCGTCATTCATCCTGTTTGAACTTCGGTCTACTCCATCACCGGGGCCGTACCCTAGGCTCGTGCCTGAACGCCCAGTCGACATCCACAGTGCTCCGACGTCAATCTTGGTGCTACCGTTGGTGTTGTTGCCCAGCACCCCAGCCTCATTGCCAGAGAACAGCGCGTTCAACTGCGCTGCGGTATTGATGCCCTCTGCTGCACCTTTGCTAATCTGACTGAGTTCGCTGCCGTCTGTGACTATGGTCCCAGAGGAAAGAGGGGTCATGTATATCGGGTTGGAGCGTGTGAATATCCTCTTGTCATTGACTTCCTGTACGTCTATCTTGTGTGTGCCACCACCTGCGTTGAAAGAGCACCGGAGTGTGGCAAGTGCGACGACTTGGTCATTCAGGATACTGCCACCCGTATCGTAGTCTATGAGGAATTGACTTGGTAATTGGGGGTACAGTCCGGTGCTAGTCTGAACTGGAGAACCACCATCGACGTGTATTCTGGCCATCCCTCCTTGTGAAGCCAAATAGACCACGTACATCGACTGTTCTCCAGATGCTGCCAAAGGCGTACCTGTAACGCCGAGGTTGCCACTGCCTATCGTCACAGTGACAGACCCTCCGGGCCCACCTCCGAACTCGTACAGCACACCGTCTAGGACTACATACCCACCTTGCACGTTCAGCGTGTGAGTAGTATTTCTCACCACTGCTCCGGGTTGGTTGTTTACTGCATTTCTGGTAGAGCCGTAAGCGGTGTCTTGGAGCCGTATTATACCATTTCCTCTGAGGCCTTGTAGTAGATTGGATAGAGTGGTGGAGGAAAGAGCGTCACCGTCTCTCAGACCTTCGGCTCCAAGAGTATTCTGTGCTGCTGTATGTCCCCCTAGTGCGTCTACCATTTTCACCTGCTCCTTGATACTCTTGTCAGCCCTATCTGTCTACGCATCTTGGGCCTTCGCACTCCTATCTTAGAGTGTCGACTGTATTGCTTTTGCTTCTTCCTCTTGAGGTTCCTGTTAGATAGCCTCTTGACTCGGGCAGCGGCTAGTTTGGCAGGGCGTTGCGAGATGTAGGACCTGCGTGCCATCACTCGACCTCCAGCACGAACGAGAACGCGATTTCATTTTGAGCGTTCTTCAAGAATGGCTCGATGGCTGCACGATATATGGGCACGAACTCACCAGTGGAGGGGTCCTTGTATTGTAGGTACACCTCTTGCACATTTGAGTTGTAGACGTAAGAGGTATCGAACACTCCCTCTACTCTCAGGCTCTGGTCGTCGATGATAGTCACCGTGGGTGTGATGGAAGCCAGCGTGCGTGCCCCTCCATCATCCTCTCTGGCGTCTGTGCCGTCACTGCCGATGTGCAACTCATTGACTAGAGTGGAGAGATGCTCTATCATACGCCTCTTTATCGAATTGAGCACGGGCATTACAGACCACTCCTCCGTATCATGCCTTTCACCACGCCTATCTCGTGGCTCTTGGGTCTTAGTAGGACTATGTCGCACGAGCCAGTCGGGATGCTACCACCAGACGGGGCTTGTAGTGTCACGCCTGTGAATGTTGTGCTGGTTTTGCCGGTATATGCGACATGGACGGCTGCAGTAGCAGTCTTCCTGACCATGAGATTCCCAGTAGAGGGGAACCCGTCAGTAGATGTGACAGTGATGGTGCCACCGTTATGGCTGCCGGTCTGTCTGGGCGCTAGTCCTGTCCCTAGTGCTGAACGGCCAGCACTATTACCTGTGTCGTATCCACGATGGCCTATCAGGAAGCCAGAGTGCCTGTCTATCGTGGTGGTAGGGAAGGTGATGTCAGTCACGCTGCTATGCACCCTAGGTGTATTGACAGCGACTGTACGACGGAAGGCCGCCCCGTTGATTCGCAATGGCATCTGTCCCATGTTGAACTTGTTGCTCTTCACGATGCCATCATCGAAGCCTGCATCCTGCTCTTGGCTGGTCTCGCCTTCGTTGCTGGAGCCCATAAGCACCTTCTCTAGGCCGGTGTCATAGGACACCATCTGTATTTCTGAGGAATTGTCTGTCAGGTTGTGCTGTATTTCGATGATGGCTTGCCTGCTGCTACCGAGTTCTCGGTCTGCGAAGGTCACGACGTCGCCGGGCTGTAGATTGGTGGAGTTTCTGACTCCTCTCATTGATATCGACATGTTCGCTTTTCGGTTCAGTCTTAGCATCTGCCTAGCAGAGCGTTGGCTCGCTTGCAAGGACGTGGCTGTTGGGTCTATCACAGTCTCAGACTTGACCATGCCTGCTTGTTTCTGCTTCTCAGTGTCATCGAGCGTAATGCTGTTGTCATCATTCACAGCGACTTTGACGCCTTGTAGTACTATGCGATTGGGGACATCGTCCACCTTGTTCCTAGAGATGTCCGTAGCCAACTGTGCATTGAGCACGTTATCAGTCTGCGCGAAGTTGTTAGGGGCGTAGATGAAGTTCCCGAACACGTCATGGTAGATGGCGTAGTTGTCGTTTCTGCCTAGCAACCTAGCAGCCTGTGGTATGGTTCTCCTGAACATGTTCGTGGACACGAACGCTCTGCTGTGCTTGACGTTGGCATTGCCCTTGTAGGTAGTAGTGCCTGCGACGTTGGATGAGGAGAAGGGCCTGCCTAGTGAGATGGAATTGAGTGAGTGTTTCTTGTCTCTGAAGAGCCTCATGACTATGTCAGTCGTTCGCAGACCGACGTTCACGACCTGCCCTGCTCGCATCTCATCTACATCGTCCATGCCTAACTGGGATAGCGTCTGACCCTTGAGGTTCCTGAGGTTGAAGCGGCTGCCCTCGGTTGCGGTGGTGACGCTGTGCGCTCTTATCTTGGATGAGCCAGCGAACAGGAGCACTGGTGGTATGACCCCTGTCGTCATCTTTTTGTCGTTGAAGAACACAGTGGGTGTAGTGCTGACACCGTCTGCAGGATAGTGCCTCATAAGGAGGGAGTCCTCCTCTTCAGTGAAGGAGTAACGGCGACCATGGGTGACTTGGAAATCGGTGTTTAACGGCTTCTTCACGGTTAATTTACGGCCAGAGACGTCATTTGCGTTTTCATATATGGCATGGTAAATGGCGTTGTCAACCAAGTTCGGCTCGCTCACTCGAGATGCTACTGTAGTCCTTACCGCGTCTTGCTTGCCACCATCCACAGTCACCGTGCTAGAGTTGGTAGTAGTTAGAGTTGGGAAGACAGCAACACCAGTCATCAGCCGTTCACCTCGTTGTCATCCCTACTGCTCTCGTTCGAGTGGTCGCTCTTGTTCAAGTCAGGTCCGGGGAATATGGACTGGGTAAATCTAGGCTGTACGCTGAAGTCGTCACCTCTGATGGCGTCACCCCTCATGTGCTCCAAGGTGTTGTTACTGACTATGATTCTGGCTATTGTCTGTTTCAGGCTGTTGGTGAACGAGGAACTCTCGCTTCCGGGAATGCGTGGCCCAACGCTAGACGGCACGGTGTAACTGCTGGAAGTGAAGAAGTAGGACGGGGGGTAGGGTGCATTGGTAGTGGCCGGGTTAGTCGCTCTCAAGAACTTGGAACTGGTAGTCGCTCTGGCATTGGGCGTGTCATAGGTGAATACCCCGTACCTACCACCAGCAGTACCCGACAGTGCATCGCCCTTGTCCCTGAATATCTCCACGTGCCTGTGGTCTAGCACACGCACAGGTCGTAGCAGGAACTTGATGCTCTTGTCCTTCTCATTGGTCTGGTAGGACATGGAGTTGTGGTCTGCGCTTTGGTAGGGGTTGCTGCTCTTGGCCGAGCCTGAGGACGTGCCCCAACCTAGGTCGCTGACAGGCTCCATGTAATTCATGAGGTCCATGACGAGCGTGCCTCCCAGAGGCCAGATGCCGTGTGTGTGATTGAGGCGCATGACCTGCTTGAAGTTGGAGAAGTTCAGGCTATCCAGCCTGTAGTCATCCAATGCCTTGGTGTCAGTCTTCACTCCTGCTGCCACGATGTACCTCTTACCTGCCCCTCTGTCGGTATGCAGGCTGTGTGCTTCAGTGGCCAGAGCAACGTAGTCATTGGAACTGGTGTCGTTTATCTCCCCTACTGTGTTCACGTCAAGGCCTATCCTAGGGGAGATTCGAGAGATGGGCTCTTGGATGGACTCTGAAGCCGGGGCCAAGTCACCCACTGCTCTCTCCACGTTCGCACCTGCCATCGCCTCAGGCTTCAGCAACCCGTCTGTCGCTGCTACGTCCAATCTCCTGCTAATTCCCCTCTTGACTTCCGTGCTTTGAAGCGCATCGTTCCGTGGTCGTGTGTACCCAAGGCCTGTAGCAGGCTCTGATGTAGCGTGTGACATCACCAAGCCACTGCTCTCCAATGGTATGTCTATGTCCTGTAACACATCCTCATTGAAGGCAGTGGGCCATCTCACCCCTCGACCGTCCCCCCTGTCCCCTATCCTCTTGGCAGTAGCAGGGTTGTATGGGTCTAGGTTGGCTCTAGAGAGTCCCATCCCATGTGGCGCAGCGAAGGTCTGGGCAGACACTGTCCTGTCTGTGGCACGGTACGCAACCTCAGGGTCCCAAGCAGGTCGAACGCCGAAACTCCTGACAGGGAACCTCCTGACATCCTCGCCTGTGGTGTTCCCCCACCAATCAGTCATGTAGTGTGCGAGCGCAGGCGCGAGGCTCCTCTTAGGTGACATGGTAGCAGCACCGAAACCGGGGTCTAATGCATTCGCTAGATAATCACCTTGGTGGGCACGTACCACTGGTACACTGGCAGTGTCATTGTCCACATTGAAGGAGATGTAGTTCCGAACAGCGCACCCGAACGGTCTGGTTATCCTTCTGCCATGGCTGTATCGGACCTGTTGCAGTTTGAGGTCAGAGCCTATCATAGCCGATGCATTCGTCAATCTCTCCATCATTCCTGTGTAACCCGCTGCTCTGGTGGCGGTGCTGCTGGCAGACGTGCTTGTGTAGATATTCGTAGTGAACTGGTCGCTTTGCACGTAGACTCCGAAGCGATACCCTGAGTGGTTGTTGACAGTGTACTTGTCATCCAAGGCTTGTGTAGCCCACAACGCCCATCTGGGCCTGTTCGGGGCTTGCCGGATGCAGAAGCGATACCCGAAGTTAGCAGGTCTCCTGTGATTGACGCTGTTGATTGAGTCTGTTATGGCTGTTCGAGTCACTACACCGAACTGGCCCGCACTACCACCCTCTTGGTACACCACGGGGCTGTCCCAGAACCTGCTCCAACCGGGACCAGCCGTGCCCCATAGGGAGAGGTCGCTGGCTTGCGCTCCGAAGCGAGAGCCGCCCGGCCAGAACGCACCGAAGTGGTGCTTCTTTTGATTGAGGCTGTTGTCTGTCCTCGCTTGTGGGCTGTTCAAGGCATCCGGGCTGACTAGGGCTAGAGCAGTGTCACTACCTACAGTGCTGGTGCCCTTTACGTACCCCCTGAAGTCGAATGGTCCGTCGCTGATGACGTAACTGAAGTTCTGGTATCGTATGGTTTCGTAATGCTCGGGTAAGTGGTTGTATGGCTTCTTGTCCACAGCAGCATCGCCTATGTTGCTACGGCTGTCTGAGTAGAACGTCACAGGTCTGCCTAGATTGTAGTGCCACATGGAGAGGTAGGCATCTGGCAGGTGCCCTGTCTGTGTGTCTTGGCTTCCGGGTGCTAGGTCCTCTATGATATGAGCGAAGACGCTTCGCGCCTTGTCTGTCAATATCTCTCCCGGTGCGTAGTTGGAGTGGTCTGCAGTCAAGCGTATCACGGCACCCGCAGCACATGCCGTGTAGAAAGCAGCGTCACAGGTGAGACCGTAGAACACATTGGTGGTCTGACTGGCTTGACCGCTGGACACACCACGATGAGTGTAAGATGCCCTGTGCTGCACACCGTCTGCACCAGTGACTACGAGTCTGTGACCCATGTACCTGTCCCCTACCTCAGGGAAGAGGGAGTTGTTGTCCACTACTATCTGGTTGTTGCTCGAGTCTGTGCTCAGGACCTTGCACTGCGCGACGTGTGACATGTACGAGTGGGTGTATGGGTGTATGAAGTGAGACGGATAGCCAGTCATGACCGATTGCGAGCCTATCGAACCATACCCTGAGCGGCTGTAGAGGTAGTAGTCCTCTGGTCTGGTCCAAGCCGTCAAATGACTGACGGTTGAAGGGTCAGCAAGGGAGTCACTGCTCTTCAGTGCTGGTGACCACCAAGGCACGGTGAGGGTGTATCCGGGTGTGGCCACTTGGAACATTCCCGGTCGGTACGGCAGGCTCTTCCTGCTCCAAGCAGGAGAGGTGTTCTCGTTGATACCGAGGGGGTTGTAGAGAGCGAGTGGTGGGAGATTGGTGAACTGCTGGTTCGGAGAGGGGTCGATGTCGAGCATGACTTCGTTCAAGAACACCTCGCAGCCTCTGACGTCTGCCTTGATGGCGTGGGAGAGGACAAAGTCATACCCGGTACCGTTCCATTGCAACGCGATGACAGTGACTACCTGAGCGTCAGTCAGGATGGGGTACTTGGTGCCACTGTCAGAACCAAAGTCGAAGTTGTCGCTGAAGCCCATGACCTGTTGCGAGTACAGATTGGGTTGTATGACAATCTGATAAGCGCCAGTCTCCATGGGGTCTGGGAAGTTCCAATGAGTGCTGTAGTTAGTGCCCACCTCCAGTTTGAGACGGTGGTCACCAG